ATCACCAACCCAATCTGCAATCCCCCTTAAATCAGAAAAAAATTCCTGTTTTCTAGGATCATCCAACCAAGTATCGAGAAGGCCCATCAGACCAGACCTAGCTCTGGGTATTCAAGTTTCCTCGACCAGCTTGGATCATCAGTGGCCTGCGCGAAGCGCGTGCTCATTACGCAATAGCGTGTGGCTGACATGGCATCGTCATTAAGCGGTACGATCTTCGAGTCTTTACGATGATATTGACGCCACTCTTCCCACCAGTCGGTCAAGGTATTAAAAACTTTAAAACGCTCCTGTTCCATCATCGTCACCATTTTCTGAATACCGACTTCAATCGAATTACCGCCTTTCTTTTCTCCTAGTGCCGGCGGGTTGGTGAAGTGCATCGGTAGAAGATTGAGACCGAGGTTTCGGTACTGGTCGGCCAGTCCTGGGTTACCCATCGAATCTCTCCGGTGTCCGTCATGCGGCCACGCAATCGGCCCGGTGTTGCGTGTCTTAATCGATTCTGCGTGAACATGCGGCGGCGTTTTAGTTTGTCCATAGCAGTCAACCACATAAATTGTTTCTTCGTCTGTGTCATAGGTCTCTGGATCTATAGCGATCGTGACCAGCGCAGTCTTGTGGTCCCAGCCGAGATCCAGGCCCGAAATTCTTGGCCAATCATCCGGTATCGGAAAAGGATCGATCATCAGCTTCTCTTCCGCCACCGGGAACACCAGGCCCGAACCAATACTGGGACGACCGTTTCGGCGCATCTCCCTTTCGTGAGGGCTGTACGCGCTCATGATCTGTTCCATCATCGCTTCGTTAAGATGGCCGGGCTTTTGATTCACCACGGTTTTCACCTTATCGGTGGCGTCGTCCCAGCCGGCATTCGTCAGGCTTTGCCCTGGCTGCAATCGATTGATGAAACTCGCGACCGTCTGCGTCATGCCATGTTCTGGCGTGAACGTCATTGCGACACAGCCTCTTTTGTCCAATGTTCGAGTCACCGCCTGGGAATAAATCTCTCGAGGGGGCTCTTCATCGAGCCACACGAAGTCAACGCTGCGGCCGTACCAGCGTTCCGGTCCCATCAGGTAGGCGAGAAAGTACAGGTAGCTGGTGCCGCCGGAAATGTGTTTCACCTGCGTCACCGAGATCGCATTCGGTACGCCCGGCTTGCGCTCGGTCTTGGTAATCGCATGACGCGGAATCATGCCGGTGCCGAGCTCCTGCGGATTGCCCGGTGTGCCGAGCAAAGCGAACTGGCAGATGTCTCTTACGGTTTCGTTCGAGACGCCACCCACCCAGGCGACGATCGGTTTTCTGAACCGCTTGCCCTCCCACCAGGTTGGATATTTCCCAAGCAAGTGACAGGCTGTCTCGAAACTTCCAGAATGCGATTTTCCAATTCTGTTCCCAGCCATCAGTAATCGCTGATGACAGTTGGCCCCCGTATCATGGAAACGCTTCTGGTACGGGTACGGGTCGTAATACTCGATCGCGTTGAAAGTCTCGTGATCACGGATCTTCGTGATCAGCTCGATCTTACGTTTTAGATCCCTGCGTTCCGTTGCTGGGTCTGTGGTACTTGGTACGGTCGCGGAAGGTCTTCGCGCCGTTGTACTGGTGTGCGTACTTGGCAACTGGATTAGTCCTTTTTGGACTTGCGTTTCTTCTTGCGGCGTTTTTTTGTCTTGCTGCCACTTTCAGCCTCCCAGCGTCTTGCCATCGCCGGTTGGTTGGCGTGCATCCATCGGCGCTGTTTCTCTGACGTGAATGGCATCAGTTGAGGGTGGTCGGGATGTCCTCGATCTCCGGCACACTCTCGTTGCTCATTAGTTGTGCAAGTTCTCGACGGAGCTCATCGGTGCTCTTCTCGACTGTGATCTGTTCGATGCGTTCGGTTGGCTTTAGGCCGGCGCGATCGAGAATGTCTTTGGCTGCCTGGAGCCGGACGGATTCGGAATCAGCCGCGGCCGCGAGCTCTTTGATCTGCGCCAGGGCGCCAGGTATTGCATCGCGCATGGCCTGTCGCGTGGCGTCTTCGATCTCGACCGTGAACTGGTTTTTGAGTTGGTGGCCTTTTTGGTACGCAGTCTTTGATGAGTAGCCAGCCTTAATGGCGGATTGCGTAGCGTTTCCGGTGAGTACAAATTCCTTGACGAAGGTTTCTTGCATCGATGTTCGCATATAAGATATTCCTTAAATACTCGAAAATCCCCCCCGAGATTTCGGAAGAGATATTCATATTAATTTTAAAAAATAAAAGGGGGTGGGGTACCCCCCCATTAACAACCCGTTTTTCGCCCATAAATGGGAGCTCTGCCCATACTAAAACGGTGGGGATCTGAGGCCCGATCGGCCAGGAAATCGGCCGCCAGTGGAGCTGGCGCCCAGGCCACACACTCGATGAGGGTACGACATGGGCCGATAATCGTTGGTATTGCTCAGGTTTCGCCGGATTGGGGGACAAAACATGGGACAAACGGCGAAAACACTGGCTTCGAACCGGTTCGGGTGGGATGGAATCCCAAACCGGAACACAGTTCGGGTTACTGAACTGGTTTGTGGGAGTTCGGGTTCAAAAACCGGAACCAAAATCTTTTGTGTGTGCGCACACAAAAGATATATATTTTCAGCCGATCAACCATCCGATCGCATCGTCCGCCGCGTCCTTCGGGTCACCGTGGAGTTGTTGTACGCGGTGATTTGATGGATGGGCCAGCATGAAAAAAACCGCCTCGAAGGCGGCTATACATACTACGGCGATCGTGATTATCCATACGCCGACTCCTGCTGTCTATTCCATTTCCTCACCGCAACACGCAGCTCATAATCGAGTTCATCGAGAGCTGACATCAATAACCGCAACGATTGTTCGTGCTTGCGTGTCCAGAAACGAATGCCGAGCTCTTCGGCCTTCTGTTTCCGTGTCAAGTGCAGCCCTTTTGAACAAACAAAAACGGCCATCTCGGCAAACCGTAGCCACATCAACTGATCCGGCCAAAGCGGACGTTTCTTCTTTCGGTCCTCACCAGCCATTTCCCTGGTTATCGATTCAACTAAAACCCATGCAAACCGCTTGTCTTCGGCGTACTGCAACCGAGCATAAGCCCGGCACAATGGCGTCACTGTAGCCAACAGATCACAAACCTCTTGCCATGTCACGTCAGGCGTTCCGCCAGTTCCAGGCGCATACTGGTTCGCCTTTGGGTTCAGCAGCTTGAAGTGCTCAAGACTCAGTGCCATCGAGCTCTCGCCGCACCAGGTTGCACCAGGACATCACCGGCATCGTGACCTGGTTATGATCTTGAAGGTCGGGCCGAAGATCAAACAAGCTCATCATCGCAAACCAGTCTTGTCGATCGAATCGGTAAATCAGGACCGGCTTAGATTTGGTTCTAGCCGCTTGCGTTGCCGCCTGCTGCCAAGCGTCACTCAAGCGAATGTTCTTACCCCGCTTGATCTCGATCGCCCAGCCTGGCACGCCAGAGAGATCCGCACCGCCTTCAGCAGCCTGCTGCTGCCAGTTCCGGCGGATCTCTAGCTTGAGCTCTTCGCGCAGGATCGTAGCAACCTCACGCTCACCGGCTGCGCCTTTTTGTCGGCTGTTTATCATTGGGAAAGATCCTCTCGTAGATCATCCGGTTTGGCGGAAACCGATCGCTCGGAAGCACGCGACCGCCGCCATGAACCCAGCGCAAAAACGGATGGCAAGCCAGGCGGTCATTAAAACAGCGGACACGGTATTCACAGTCTCGATCGCACGGTGCGAGACCCACCTTTCGAGCGGACGAAACAAAGGTATTCCAACCGCCTTCCTGCTCATCGCTCAGAGCTTCCATCGGGAGTGATGTTGAAGATGAAGTGAAGTTGGCCCAAGAAGCCAGAAATATGATGATGAAGAAGTTCTATTCTTATAGAACTTCTTCTTCATATACTTCATACGCCATTTTGGATATGAAGTTTTTATGAAGTTTGTATGAAGTTTAGGGCTCATATCTCAGACCCTGAGCTCGCTGAATTTTCGGGTGCGGCTCTTTAACCAAACGGCCCTGCGCCAGCCACTCGCTGATGTATTCCTTAGCAGCGTCCTTGGTTATATCGAAGTGAGACATCATCCAGGTGCCGAGATACCTGGACTTCGCAGCTCCGTGATGACTGAAAGGATCTCCGCTCTGGTAGCGCATCGAAACCACACCAAAGGTCTCGCTGATCTGCTCGTCAGTCAGATGCCGGTGTGCGTCGAGCTCCTCACTGATCTGCTCGGTGCGGTCAATCAACAGACCGCTCACCTTGTCTCTGATGAAAGTCCGCGTAGCCGACAGGCCAATGTCGTTGCTCTTAACCACCGCCCCTTGAACCATGTCGAGCTCACCGAGCGGCTCGCCTATGACCTGCTCGACTGCGTCCCGATCGCCAGCCTGCGGCAGCCAGGCGGCCCACACGAACCGCGCTGAATCGACCAGCGAGGTAGTACCTCGAACAGCTTCCCGCGCAGCCATCGGCCCGTCGATCTCTCGCGAGCCGTCTTTCCGCATGTGGTGTGTCGCCAAAACCGTCGCGCCGGACTCGGCGCACAGCTTGCCGGCTGCAGACCAGAACACCTGCGCTGCCGCTGGATCTGCGTTGATGTCGGCCTGTACCAGCGCCTGGAGCGGGTCCAGAACCACCAAGGCAACCTCACCGATTGCGATGACCTGGTCGCACAGGTCTAACCAGGCGTCTGTCATGCGGTATTCGCCGTTGATGTGGGTCAGCAAAGTGCGCAAGCCGGCGCTGGTGTCGGCCAGCGGCACCACCCACATATGGTCGAGCAGCTTGGCCTTCTGGAGATCGCTCTCCATCTCGCCACGCACCAGGAGCTGGTTTAGACGGCGGTGGATCGCGTTCTTCGAGTCTTCTGACGTGATGAACACGGTCTTGCCGCGCTTCGGTATCCGGCCGCCTAGCGCAAACTGCGGCCCCAGACCAGGGCCGGCAGCCACACGCATGGCGAGATCCAGCATCAGGTATGACTTACCTACACCGCCCAGCGAACAGATCATGCCCGGTGTCGCCTTCGGCAAGATGCCCTCGATCAGCCAGTCAACCGGCTTTGCGTCTCCAAAGTATTGATCGATGCCCCAGTCAGTGATCGTGATCCAGGGCTCTAATGGTTCGGGCTCGTCCCAGCTATTGAACTTCTTTCTACGCCTGTCTCGTTCCGCTTCTGCATGGAGCAACTCTATTTTCGGCTGGAGCTGCTCGATCGCCATCTCCTTTGCGGCCTGCGAAGCGGCGATCAGGTCGTCAGACATAAAAAAAGGCGGGGGCTTTGCGCCCCCGCTGAATTACGGGAGCTAGTCCCGCTAAGGAGGATGGTCCCATCGAATTAGCCGGCGATGGGTCCGGCTATTTGTTCTCTACTGGATAAATGTCAGGTCGAAGATCGTGTCGCGGTACCCCTGTCGAGCGTTCGATCGGTATCACCCACTCGGCCGGCAATCTTTTATCCCGATGTAGCCAGTTATAAACTTGCTGCTGACTGGCACCAATTCTCCTAGACAACTCCGCTTGACTCCCAGCGATGGCGACAGCGCGTTTGAGATGTTTCATAAGTCGCCACAATAAAACTTAAGTGTATATGAGTCAAGTATTGTATACTTCTGTTAAACAATTGTTG